CAACTGTTAAGTTGTCCATCATTTCTTCTGTTGGTGCTTGAACTGAAACATACATGTTTGCATTCCAGTTGTAACGGCCCCAAAGGTCGTAAGAAGTTTCGCCTTCAGCGTCTTCTCCTGCCTTTACTAAACCAACAACATACTTATCGTTTACCATGTATCCGATACCCATATTATCAGTAAAATTTGTTGTACCCCATTCTTCGTTTAAGTCGCTGTCAGGAGTGTTTACAGTAGTAACTACCATAAATTGTGCTGATGCAGCAAACGTTGTGAATAGTGCTACAGCAATTGTCATAATTAAATTTTTCATAATTTTTGTTTTAGTTAATATTTATTTTAATTGAAAAACAGGAGTAGCTGACTACTACTCTTGTGCTGTGAAGTACATTTAGTACTTTATGTTGTTTAATCTCTCATTGAGTTTAATTTGTTTTGTAACCTTTATTGTTTGACATACATATAACTTAATTTTGGAAAACCCACGCTTTTTCGTGGAAATTTTTAGGAAATGAATAGTTAATTGTTCATAACTAACACGCACATATACCTGTATTATCACAGATAATGTCGCGAATTATATTATTTACTTTTGTATATTTGTATTCTGGTAATTGGGTTTTACCTTCTTGTAATTCTTGTATTGCTCTTCCTGCTGGTTTCATGTATGCTCCATGTGTTGATGGTGTTGAAACAAAATCCCAACATAATAATTCAAAATCATCTTGTACTTCTACAGTACCATTGCCACTTTCTTGAACTGAACCCATTCCACGAGAACTAATACCAACAGTAATTCCATTTCTGAATAGCTCTTTAAGTATATTACCTGCTGGAGTAGATAATATTTCAACTTCGCCATATACATCATCACCAACCATTTTAATTTTAGTAACATTATGAGACACATTTTGTAGATTAATAACTGAAGATTCTGGATGATCTAATTCACCTAATGCTCTTCTTTCTTTTACAGGACCTGATATATACTTTTGAATTTCACGCATTAATATTTCTTTTGGATAAATTCTACCATTTTGGTTTTTAGCTTCTGCTCTTTGAATTACTCCTTTAACTACTAAAGATTTATTTTCTTTAATAGACTGTTCTACTAATCTTTTATCTACACTAAATGGTCTATATTCTGTTAAAAGCATGTTATTTCTTTTTTTTCTTTTTAAAAGCATATGGAGTAGCATAATCCATACCAACTCCTGCTTGGAATGAAGTTCCTGTACCTGTTGTACTCATTTCGTCCATATTTCTTTGTTTTAAAGCAGCCATAATAGCAAATACAGCATCTTGTTCTGAGTAATTATATCTTTCAGCCATTGCCTTAATAAAACTGTTTACCTTTCTAGATACTTCTGGATTTAAACTTTCATCTAAACGTTGTTTTGCTTGCCAATCGTGTATGTTAAATTTTTTAGCCATGGATTGTTTTTAATTCATTTATTAATTCATAATAATTAAGTAAATTAATAACATTATCATCATTTACCATTACGTTTTTACTTAAAGGTTTAATCATTGTTTTTGTTTCATTTAATTTAATGATTATTGCTTTATCTTTAACTTTTTTAGAAAATTTTGTAAGATCTTTTTTAACTTCTTTAATTTCTTGGTTGAGATAAGACTTAAGAGCAGGACTATTAGTAACGCTGTTAACATATTCTTTTAATAATGTTTGTTGGTTTTCTTCTAAACCACTATATTTGTTATTAAATTTTTCTAATAAAACTTTATAAGTAAGTAATCTAGTATCTGTATCTTGTTTACTAAAATTTTCTAAAACGATATCTTTTTTAGAATTTTTAGATTTGTTTAATGTTATATGTTCTAAAAGTGTTACTTTAGAATTAACTATTGATAAAGCTGTGGCTTTTTTATTTTCAAGTAAATTAAAAATAGATGCCATTATTTTATAATCTGTTATTTTTGCTTTAAAAAAATCATTTACATTATATGTGTCTTTAATTTCTTTAATTAAATTATATTTTTCTCTTCTTAACTGACCTTTATTTAATTTTCCATGAGCTTCTAATAATGTATCAATTAACATTGTAGCTTGACTATCTTTATTATACTTTTGAGTAGCTAATGTATGATATATTTTATATTCTTTTAATAATTCTGTTTTTTTATTAAAATGCTTTTTTAAAAAAGACAGAGATTTTGACTGATTTCCTGTAATAGTATCGGAAGTCAACTGCCTAGTGAGGAGTTCAAATAAAATTCCAGTATTCTTGTACTTAGAATGTTTTACTTTCATATTATATAAATTCGAATTTATCGTATATAAATATAGACCTATTCCTGAGGCTTAATGTTTTTTTCACTAAGAAGTCCATTTTCATTTTTTTCACTTAAAACTTGTTTTTTATTTTTTAATTTTTGAAGTGATTTTTTAAGACTTTGTGCTTCAAAAGTAGGAATTTTAAAAGTATCTGATGATTTATCAGGAGATGAAGGTTTTAGTCCTTTTTTACCTAATGGGTCTCTACTAAAATTACCTTGATCTGAACCATAATTTTGTGGTTTTTCAACTGGACGTCCTGGATCTCTTTCATCATACCCTGTTGGTATTTGAGCGGGTCCTACTGCTTTATCTCTTTTATTACCGTATAACGAAGCTAAGTCATGAGGAGTACCATATGATATACCTGATTCATGGGGGTCATTTCCTTCATTTTCAAGTTGAGATAATCTGAAAGAATCTAAGGCATCTTCTACCATAGCATCTTTTTGTTCATTATATTGATCTGGAGATAAACCAAACACATTTTCATATACCCAATCTTTACTAAATAATTTTTTATCTAACATATCGCCTGCTACTGTTGTTTTTGCAGTATATAATTCGACTTTTTCTTGTTCATATATAATAGATGGTGTTGTTAATTCTAATTTAAAATCAATTAAATCTTTATCTTCAAAACCTTGTGAATATAAATGTACTAATGCTATTTTAGTCAATTCTGATTCTATAATTCTTTGAACACGTTCAACTGTACGAGCGAATCTAACATCCATACCGGCTAATGTTGATTTGCCCTCTACTCCTTCTTCGTAACCTAAAAATGGTTTAGGTATTTTAAGAGCAGCCATCATTTTATGTTTTAAATATTCAATGTCTTGAGTACCATCATAATCTAAACCTTTTGTAGTTTCAATTTTAGTAGATGAGTCATTACCTCTTACTGGGATATAAAAATCTTCAGTAATATTTTGCATATTATATTTTAAATTATAATCACCTGTTTGTTGATCAATATATGGTGTTTTTTTCATTTTATTAACGGTTTCAGCCATAAATTGTTCTACTTGTTCAGGTGGAATGGCTCCTACATTAATATAGAAGGTTCTTTTTTCAGGTGCTCTCATAATTCTATGAATTAACATTGCATCTTCCATTAACATTAATTGTTTAAATACTTTTCGAGATGGTTCTAAATAAGATCTACCATAAGGAAGATAATTAGAATCTGTAAGTAACCTAAAATGAGCTACTTCATAATTTTCTAATGTAAATTGGTCTCGTCTAATTGTATTAGTTGCGCCTGAAGCTAAACCATTTGGATCCATTGTAAATCTAACATAAGAAGGATTTGATGGGTCTGTTCCTTCTTCTCTTACTACTTCATAAACAGATAAAGGTATAACATTATAAACACCAAATTTTTCTGAAACTTCCATTTTTAAATAAAAATCTCCATATTTACACATATTTCTAATCCATGTAGATAAATTAAATTCTATATTTAAAACATCATAAAATAAGTTATGTAATACTTTTCTTACGTTTTCATCTGAAGATTGAATATTTAAAATATCTCCATACTCATTTCTATTAGTAGTTTCATCAGAAATAATATCAAGTGCAGCTGCAATAATAGGGTCATGATCCATTGCTTCATAATCACTATAAAGCTGTAGTCTCATTGACTGATAATTCAGTGTAGGATTATATTGTAATGAGGATCCTACAGGTTTATGTAAACGTGTAAATCTATCATAAAGAGAATTTGTAGCTAGGTTTCCATATTTTTGAATCCTGCCTGTGTCCATGATTTTAAGTTGTTTTCCCCCAACGTTACGAATAATAACATCGTTTGAGAATAATCTTCTTAATCTGGTAAATAAACTAGTGTCTGCCATTCTTTTGTGTTTGTTATAAATATATTAGAGAAGCCAAGTCAAATCTTGCTGTCCACGTTCCCCTAAATCTTGAGTCCATCCAGCTTCTTTTTTATTTACACCCCCTGTATATATCATAGGTGCGCTTTTTGTGAAATTTTTTAATGCTGCTTTTGTTATATCAATTCCTTGTTGTGCAAATTTAAGTGCCGTGTCTCTTACATAACATGCTGTTGCTAAAGACATTACTAAATCATCATTATATCCTGTTTGTGCTTCTGCTCTTCCATTTTTCCAAATAAAAGTACGCATTTCTTCTAATGTTCTTTTTCCTTGGATAGTAATTGCTTTATCTCTTAAATAAGCATCTAATTTTCCTATTGTTAAAGGTCTTGTTTTCATTGACATTGTGAAACCAGGAACCATTTTTGTTGTGTCTGTTATATCATATCCTTTAGCTAAAAATGAGTCTGCATTTGTTGCTGCGTCTCCCTTAGGTGAATAATATAAATTTTGATAACCCTTATCTATTACTACTTGAATTGTATTCCATCCTATATTAGCATTTTCAACTACAAGTAATGCATTATTATATTCAGTTGCAATTGCAACTAACATATGTCCAAATTCTTTAGTGCCAATTTGACCTTTAAATTCACCAATTTGTTTAGCTTCTTCAATATCTATAATATGAAAAGCAGAATAATCTTTACTGTCTCCTCTAGCTACATCGGCTGTTATCATGTAATTTCTTGTATAATCTGGATATTCCCAAATATGTAAATTTCCTTCTATACCTCTTCTTTCTATAGGATCACATATGTTTGTAGACTCAACAAATTTCATTATTTCTGTTTCAAAAACAGTATTACCAGAAGTTGTAAAATCACAATCACATTCTTGTGCTGCCATTCTTAAACCTAATTCATCATCTTGTTTATCTCTCCATTCTTGGTCTCTTTCTGGATGTACTGTCCAAGGTAATCTAATTGGGATAAACCCATTTGTTCCCTCTTCTGCTTTAGTCCACATTCTATGGAAAAAGTTACCTGTGCCATTTGGTGTAGAAAGTACAATTGCTCTACCTCCCGTTGATAATGTTTGTTGTGATGAACCCCAAATTTCTTCTATTCGATTTTCTTCAATAAAGGCAGCTTCATCAATAATCAGTAATGAAATTGCTTCTGATCTACCAGCATCACTTGCTGCTGACACTGCTTTTACTTGAGAACCATTTTTAAGTCGTAATGCTAATTTATTATTTTCTGTAAATCCAATTTGTAACCAAGAAGGTAAATTATCATACATAAATTTTACCTTTGTTACTAGATTTTTTGCTGTATCTTGTTTTGTTGCAACAACTAATATTGCTTTATCTTTTTGAAATACCATCATCCATAATGAAATTCCTGCGGATAAAGTCGAAATACCTAACTGACGAGACTTAAGAATAATATTTCTATCATTCTTTTGTAGTAAATTTAAAGCGCCTTCTTGAAATGGGTATAAATTAAATTGTACACGGCCCCTTGTTGGGTGTTGAATCCAACAATATTTTTTCATAAAGTATACAGGATCCTTAGCACATTTAATGTACTCCTGCTTTATGATTTGTTTTATATTTTGTTGAGCCATATTATATGTTATACATATTGAGCTACTGCGTTTTTAACTTGCTCTATACGTTCTTCTACAGTACCATTAATTGTAATAGTATTACCTCTAAACATTCCTATAATTGATTTAATTTTTTTATCAATTGCATCTCTATATTTTGCATCAGTTTCCCTAACTCCATTATCTTCTATTTCAACACCTTCAGGAGAAACATAAAATAAAATATCATATTCTTTTATTAAATAATATAAAGTAGATGTTAAATAATGTTTTTCATGTGGTTCCATTGATTTAGATAATTCACAAAATGCCATAACATCAATAACTGTTCTATCAGTTATAATTTTTTCTTGCATTAATTCTGCTGCTCTTTCAGAAGCAAAAACTAATTGTCCTTTTAATGTACTATCTGTGTTTAAAGGTATTCCTAAATTCATTAAATGTTTAGAACGTTCTGTTCTAAAATGATAATCTTTAAATTCAGGTGATTCTTTTAATGCATTCACTAATGTAGTTTTTCCTACACTCATTGTTCCACAAAATCCTATTTTCATATATTAATGTCTTGATGTGCCCTTTCCTGCAGCTGTTTTATACCATGGTAAACCTTCTTTTCCTTTCATTATTTCGTTCCAAGTATCAAAATCATATTCAATACCATTTAAATAATATTCTTTTATTTTTTGTTCTTTATTAATCAAAGCAGGACCATCTTCATTATGGAATACTGATCTATTTCCTACTTGTAAAACACGTACTTGTGTTTTTGATCCGTCTTCTTCAATTTTAAAACACCTTCTTACTTTTGCTTTAGGATTAATCCACTTTCTAATATTATGTAATTCTTCTTCTGTTGCTTTATTTGCCATATTTAATAACTTATATTTTCGTGAAAATCAGGATATTCTTGTTTTATTTTTAATAATGCTTCAGCAACATATGTACCTTGAGCTCCTGATACTGTGATACCTCTTGCTGATAATGCATCACCTACAAAATGAACATTAGGAAACCTAGTAAGACTTAAATCTTCGTAATTAACTAAAGGTTCTGGTGACAAATATTTTACTTCAGGCATGTAAATACCCCAATCTTTACCTAATGTTGGGAATACTGTTTCCATGTCTTCAATAAAATCATGAATGTATGAAGCATAGCTACCAATTGCGTCCCACAATGGATCCATACTATTGACAACGTGAGTTTCTACATAATCTCCTTCTGATGTTTTAGATGGAACTCTGTGTGATGGTGAGTAAAACATTCCTACACCTTCATGTTGTAATTTTTCTACAGCTTCTCTTGACCAGTCAAATGGTTTATCAATACCTTTAATTTCCATTAATATACCAAAATTAGTCATATCATTTCTATATGCTTTATCTTTTTTAGCATGACCGTTGTAACTAATATCACCATAAGTGTGTTCAGCAGCCACATAAGCAGCATTATTATTTGTACAAAATGATCTTAACGATACACCTTTGTCTTCAAATTTTCTATATAGTTTAAAGTCATAAGACACATCAATTAATTTTTGAAAATGTTTTTGTGGTGCTTCAAAACGTACACCAATTTGTACTGACTTAGGTTCCGTTGGTAATTCATATTCTTCAGCTAATTGTTTACCAAAATCTATTCCTGATTTACCTACACCAAAGATAAGTTGATCATAATCTTCCCACCCACCACCATACATGACTATATTTTTATCAAAATCAATGTCAGTTACTTTGGTTTCCCATATAAATTCTACACCTTTTTCTACTAAATAATCATACCAATTCTTGCCAATTTCATGTAGATAATCGGTTCCAACATGCCATACGGGGAATAATCTTAAACCAAAATGTGGTTTGATAAAATCGGGTTCTGCGACTGGATTTGAACATTGTACTTCAGATGGATTAGGATGAAATCGTTTAAAATTATCAATTACTTGATCAAATAATTCCATTGCTTTTTTATCACCTGTATATTTAGATAATTGTCCCCCTATGGATGTGTGGTAAGTTAATTTACCATCTGACCAACCACCAGCACCTAAAAAACCTCTCATTACATCTGCTGCTGGTCTTCGATATGGATCTAAACCCATATCGATAATGGTAATTTTTCCATTAAACCCATTATCTACTAATTTTGTAGCGGCATTTACTCCTGCAACGCCTGCTCCTACAATTACTACTTTAGTCATATTATATCTTTATTTATTAGTTAATATACAAAAAAAAAGTGACCCAACCAAATGATTGGGCCACAGCTCCTTTTTTAAATTTTAAATCGTCCGGCTATGAATCGGACTGTATGTTTTTAGCAATTACAACAAGTGCACTCGCAACTTGTTCCACATTTACATTCTTTACAATTACACATAATTATTTATTTTTTCTTTTATTTAAGAGTTTTTTAGTCATTTTTAAGACTGATTCAGCTAATTTTTTTCTTTCGATACTTTCTTTATATACTCCAGCTCCTGTTATCGGAAATGAAGCCCAATGAGCTTTTACCAATTTTGATTCTGGGTTTATTATTTTTATCATTGATTTAATAGTATTAATAGATTGTCTATTAAAAAACTGATTATTAATATTTTGCCATACTGAACTATCATTTAATGTTTCAATATTAACTGCATCATCAGACATACTGTATTTTATTTCTATATGAATTGTATCTCTATTTGTCTTTCCATAAGCCACAATTGAAAGACCATACTTTTCTATATCAATATTAGTTATTTTTATCATATAGTCTTCCCTAGGACCTAATTCTTTACCTATAAAAGCTTTAAAAGCAGAATCATCTGCTTCTTCTTCTCCATAGGATGTTCCAAATCTATTTGCTTGTTGTTTTCTACCTTGGGATCTTGCAGCCATTGCTGCTTTAGCTTTCAATTCTGGGGATAATTCACTAAGTGGTTTTATACCTGCTAATTCTTGGAATCTTTCTGTTAGTTGTTTTTTCATTATTTATTTTTTTTTCTTTTTTCCATTGTACGCCCACCAAAATAAGCACCAATTACTGTAATTAATACTAGTTGTAATAAGTCTGTCCATTTTTCTTCAACTATAAATTGAATTGTTCCTGCGTCAATAAATATCATAAGAACTGTAGAAACGACTAGAAATATTAATACTAGTGGTCTTACATTCTTACTTAGCCATGAGTCACTATTCATGTCTGCTGACCAACGATCAGTTATGTTTTGTTCCATCTTAGCTTCATGTTCTGCTATTAAAGCTTTGATTTTTGCTTCTGCTGCTAATTTTTCTTCTTTTGATGTGTGTAAGTTATCTATAACCCCACCTACACCTTTTACTAGGTCGGCTGCGCCTCCACTAAATAAATTTCCTAATATACTCATAACGTTTTGTTTTTAATTTTTATTTATACTACTCTAAACACAGCACCTTGTATTCTTTTTCCTCGTTTTTTAACTGTGAATTTTATTTCTCTTTCTATATAATCTAATAAGTCATCTGTAGACCCACCACCTAAATCGAATTCAAAAACTTTTCCAGTGAATGGATGGTACCATTTACACCATGATTCGTCAATTGTAAAACCACCAAGACTATGATTATATTCTACATCCATAGTGAGAGTCATTATACCATCAATGTTTATTTTTTCACCATCTTTCACCTCTTGGTGCTCCTCATCTGTTAGAACTTTGATGTATATTCGAACAATACTTAAAAGTTGATTATCATCATTTGTTCCAAACATTCGTCTAGGTAGTACTGTTCTGGAACGCAAATAATTGATATGAGATCCGAACGGCATCTCTACCTTACCCCAATCACCCCCTCCAAATGATCCTCTAGCTTCCATCTTATAATTTTTCAATTCTCTTTCAAGACTTTCTCCAAATTCATCCCAAAACCTGAATGGTTTGTGTATATCAATTAGTTCTCCTTCACTTGCTTCATTTAATGCTTTAGATATTTCTTCTTTAATTATATTTCTTAGTTGGGATTTTTTCATTTTATTGATATTTAAAATTATCCTCAAAGTCTCTTAAAAGTAAATTTCCTTTTAAATATGCTTCCATTTCCATTTTTCTTAAATGGTCATCATCTTGAGCATATGTTGGACTAGTAGAATCACTCATTCTTAAATCACCTCTTTCATTTTGAACATGATGTATCATTTCATGACAATATGATCTTAATACATCTTTTGGGTGTCTATTTGTTGTGTACACTACGATTGTTTGTGATGAAGGATCATAATAAGCAGTTTTACCAAAAAGCATTTTTGCATTTTCTTCATCTTTACGTAAGAAAAGTTTAGGCGCTTGTTGAATATCGTATTTTTCTTTAGCGTCTTCGTATAATGCTTTAAATGCTTCTTTATAATCCATTATGTTGTTGGTTCTTCGTCTGCTGCTGGTTCTTCAGGTTCCATTTCAGTATCTGCTCCTCCTCCTCCTGTATCTGTTGTTCCCCCAGTGTCTGATGTGTCTCCTGCTTGGTCTCCTGTGTCTTCTTCTCCTGAAGTAGGAATTGGTTGAGTTAATAATCTATTTAGTTCTTTTATAGCTTCTGCTCTTTCATCCCCATTCATTAAATAATAAGATTTAGTTCCTATTTTTGCTACAAGAGATGTTTGTTCAATATATAAAGCAAAAGATTGACCATTATGTAAAAATATTGTATATGATGGTGGTATAGTGTTTGCCGCTTTTACATTTGCAACATATCTTATAAGAGGTCTCATTTTAAGATCTCTTTCTAAAGATATTCTAATTTCGGTAGGTAAAGGATATTTTCTTTTACCTAATTCTTCAGATATTCTTTTAATTTCTTTTTTTATTTGTTCTCTAAGTTGTTTCATTATCTTTCAAATGTAAGTATTAATTTGATGGGGTTAATATTAAAAATTAAATCTCCATCACCAAGTGTACCTGCACTAGTAGTTGTTCCTTTTAAAAGGATTGAAGTAGCATCAGGTACAGTACCTACAGTACCTATATCTATTATTGTAGTATTATCAGAAATATCAAGTGCTTTAATTCTATCACCAGGAGCTAATATTTTTCTTGCATCTGTACCATCACAAGTTAAATCATTTTCTGTTCCTGATGCAAATGCTAAATTGCTATCAAAATTAGGAGTACCTATTGCTGTAGCTCCTACATAAAAAGTATATTCACCTTTATTACTAGGTGTACCATAGTCTTCAAATATTAAGGGTGATTGACCTGTTAATCCTGCTGTTGCTCCTGTACTCGCATGATATCCTGTTGTACCTACAGTAAAACCTCCTTCATTAGCTCCCGCTGTACTAAAATTATCTGCTGTTAGTTTTGAATGTCCAACTATTTGATCCCAATAAGCGTTAGCTGGGTTAACAGTGGCAGCAGCATGTTGAGTTCCCATAGAAACAGGAGCAGTACCATCTGCTATATCCCCCATATTAATTGCTTGTTTTGCAAAAAATAAATCCATAGGGCATACTTGGTCTGTACCATCATTACTTCTAATTACTGCTGTGGCTCCTACTAATCTGTTTCCTCCTTGAGGTAATGTAAATGATTCCCAATCAAATAATAAATCATTTGCTGTAAAAGCAGCTGCAAATCCTATAACAGGACTAATTTCTGGTTTTAATATTCTTGTAATATATTTTCCTAACATAATTATTGTTTTTTCTTTTATTTATTAATTGCTTTTGATACTGCTTTACGTTTGTTTTTAAGATATTTATCTGTTTTATCTACTTTACCATCATTATTAATATCATCATCTTCTTTTCCTACAGGATCAAGTTCTTCATTAGTTAAACCAGATGCTAATTGTTTTTCTTCCATTTCCATTCCTTCTTCAGCAGAATTAGGATTATTAACCATTTGGGTTGCTGAGTTTTTGTATTCTTTTTCACTCATTTCTAGCTCTAGTTTCATCTTTTTTAAACCCTCATATTGTTTTCTTGCTTTACCTACAAATGTTTCTGGAACTTGTGTTCCTTTTCGAGCATAATCCATAATAACTTCTTCATCTGTCATTCCTTTATCAAACATTTCAAAGAATTTTTTCATAGCACCTTCCATTAATAATGCTCTTTTCTTATATGTGTCTATATGTTCCATTAAATTATCCTGAGATCTTACCATTTCATAATCTAAATAATGAAATACTGCTGACATCATACTAGAAGCTTTAGTTACTTTAGCTTGAACCCATGCTGGTAATTGTGCCCCATCATCTAACATCATAGATAATTTATCTACATATGTTTTCATTTTATACATTTGTGATTTTGCCATTCTTCCTTCATGGTCATGTGTGTGGTCTTCTTTTTGCATTTCTGTTTCTTTTTTCTTTTCTGTAGCAGCTTTTAAAGCTAGTTGAGCCGCTTTAAGCTCTTCATCCGCTGCTCTTATTGATTGCATATAGGCTGCTTTATCTTCAATTTCACCTTCTTTCATATTTTTTTCTATAGCAGATCCTCTAGTTTTTTCATAACTAGATAATTTACCATCTTTATTTAAGTCTGCTTTTTTAGGATTTTTTAAATCTGCTTCTCTTATTTTCATGTCGTTTGCGTATTTATTCATTGCTAATGCTTGATCTTTATTTATACCCTTTAAGCTTTCTGGAAATGAAATTCCATATTTATTTTTAAATCTGTTTTTATGCCATTGGGGTGTTTGTACTGGGTCTTTAGCTCCATTTACTTTATCAAATACACTTTTAATTCTTCCAGCCATTTCTTTTGGAGCCATATCTTGTTTAACATCTGTTTTAAACATAGGAGCTTCTTCTATTTCTTCAAATTGAGATGATTGAGTTCCCCCCTTTGGTGCAGAATAATCTTTTGCTAAATCATTAAACATTACCCACAAGTAAATATTACCATAAACACCTGATTGAGAGTGATCTGATATTTCGTAATCTTCTATGTATGTTTTAAATTGAGTGTATGTTTTAAGTGCTGCTGCTTTTGCTTTTGCTTTAGAACTATCAATTTTGTCTACCGTTTCTTTTCCAAACATTGCTCCTGGTCCAGGACCATTAAAATGTGGAATTTTAATAATTGTTCCGCCTGTTCTTTTGTCTAAATACGATGAAACTTCATCGTATCCTCCAACAAGTTCATTGTGGTGTATGTCTGCAGCTAGTAACATTTCTCTAACTAATCTAATAGTGTCTGGGTCAAATGATTTTGGTTGGTCAAATTCACTTAAATCTTCTACACCTGCTAAAGCTGCTAGATCTTGATAACCCATTTGCATTATTTCTTCTTCGGATTTGTCTTTTAAAAGACTTTTCATAAGATCATTTACATGGATTCCCATTTCTTTTGCTTTTTTAACTAAATTATTAAAGTATGGGTTATTTGGTGGTCCTGCTTCCATCATACCAGTTGCTGTTCTTTTTGGTTTTTTAGAGAAAGGATATTCGTCTGTGGGTACTGAAACTTTTGTACCAGTTGATAATTGGCTTGGTTGTTCTCTATTACCGAAAAATGTGTTTTCTTTTACTGTTTCTTTAACTAATTGTATGATGTCTCTTTTTTTCATTTTATTTTTTTTCAAACATCCCCCCTCTTGGGTCTCTATTTGGGTAAACTCTATTTGCTGGTTCTTTTCTATAATGATTACCTTCGGCACCCCCATAAGGAGCTCCTTTTTTATTATAATTTTCTATTTCATCTTCTTCATCAACAAAAGGTCTAGGAGAAGGAATACTATTTCCATCACCTGCATTTCCCCCACTACTACCTGTACCTGTATATTCTTGGATAGTAGATCTAATTAATTCTCTAAGCTCCCTCTTTGTCATTTAATTCCTTTTTTAAATGTGTACGGCGTGTTTTTGCTGCTTCTTTAACTTGTTCAGTTAGTTCTTTTTTATTAACACCCCCTACCCATCTTTCAACAACACCATCTTCTGAAACATATCCAGAATTTGATGTGTTTATCGCATCTAATAAATATGACTCCATTTCATTTACTATATCAAGAGAATTTTTTGCTTTTAATTTCTTTATATAATCATCATATTCCCCTCTAATTTTTAATTTATGTTCAAATTTTACAACACAATCATGGCATTTTTTATGAATTCTATAATTTGGTTTATCCAATTGTCCTTTCATTATTTTACCACATTTAGGACAACATAAAGGCATAAATACCTCCTTTTTAATTGTGTCTAATTTAGATATTGTTTGTTTTATACCATTTTTTATAGTCCAAGTTTTTTTATTTTCAGTCCAAACATCTCCTTCTTTATAATCTATTTGTTCTTTATTATAACCAATTTGTGTACCTGTAGATGCTCCTGTTTTACCCGTTATTAGGTTACGCATTCTACTTACATCTTTTCTTTTAAATTCTTTTTTTAACATAACTTTTATTTTAGCTTACATCCATGTAATCCCCATGGCTAGCTTCTATTCCTAATTCTTCTAATCTTTTTACTATTAAATCTAAATCTTCTAAACCTGAATTGTATCTTTTTGGTATTAAATCATCTTCATGAATATACGCTAATGTATCTTTTAACCATTCATTAGCTTCATCATATCCTAATTTATCTGAACGTTGAGGTTGGTCTTTACTTACATAAACATCTAATCCATAAAAAAGGCCTCCTTGTTCAGTATATACAAATGTTACTTTTTCATATGATACTGCGTTGAGATCTATTTCATTTAAATATCCTAATTCAGTAGATAATTCTCTTAAACTGTCTGGAATATCATCTAAAGCTAAATTTCTGTCATTTTCTTCATCTTCTTCGTCTCTAGTTTCTCCCATTGGTTCTGAGAATTTTGAACTTGCTGGTTCATCCATCATACTTTGAACGTAAGCTGCTTTAGGATCTTCAGGTAATGTATCTATCATACCTTTTTGAAGTAAAGCCATATAGTACAGTTTGGCTTTTTGGTCTAATGATAAGTTTTTTATTCTGTCCATTTTTTATTTTTTATAAGGAAATGCTTTATTTAATTTGTCTTTACGTCCTTTACATCCACAATCTTTACCCATTGCTTTAGAAACTGTATCTACAACTTTTTTTATACCTGTAGCTTTAGTAAATTTTTCAACTGTATCTCCTAATCCTTTACTTTGATGACTAGGTAATCCTGTTGCATTTGAGTAACCTAATGGTTTTCCGAATTTATCATAAATTTTTGCCATAATATTTTATTTTTTTGCTCCTGGTTTTCCTGCGTTAAAATTATTTCTACTAAATTCTAATCTATCAACTAATTTAATACCATTTTCAGTGTGATCAACTGCTACGAATCCTTCTGCTTTAGTTACACTTAAAGTACCATCACCATTATCAATAAAGTGTTTAGTTGCTACAGCTTTATCATATTTGGTTATAAATATAGCCTTTGCTTCAGAGAGTAATTTACTTACTTTAAATATATTAAGTATATCTTGTTTTTGAGATTCAAATTCTTTAAGTTTTTCTTCACCAGCTATTTTTTTCTTTTCTTTAGTTTCTGGTCGTTTAACTTTTGCTATTCCTTTATCAACTGCTTGTTGATACCATTTTTTAAATCTTTCAAAAGATTTTAAAGGATCATTTAAAAATTCACCTTGTTTTATTTCACTATTAATGTAAATATTTAAACTTTTTAAAGGTAAATTTGTATAATCTACATTAATTGAATCCGCTTCATTTATTCTATCTAATACAAATTGCTCTTCTTTATCACTTAATAAAATACCTGTGTTATCCTTAAAATAAGCATCATCGAACCAAACACTAGTTGATTCACTTAATCCACTTATATCCGCTCCAAATGATGCTCCTCCTCCACTTAAATCATTATAAGTTGTATGAAATATAATTCCTATTCTTGCTGCTATTACTTTTTTGCCTAATTCAGAATTTGCTTCAACTGCATATCTGATTGTATTAGGTCTAAAGGTGTAATGTGGGGTTCCTTCTATATCATTTGTTTCTACTTCATCATTATCAAACATAAAATCACCTTGTAATATACCTTTTATTCCTAAAGCAGGTAAATATTGTAATGCTAATTTTAATTTTTTAGCTAAACCAGGTGCATGTCCATGATTTTCATCTATATCTTTAGGAGTATAATTAATTTTAGGGTTTATATTAAATACTGACTTAGTACCTACAAAAAATTGTCCGTTATCTGGATTAATTCCTGTAAATATAGCAGGCGCACCATCCCATTTTACAGAAACATTTTTAATTGTATTGTCTTGTCCTTTTAAATTTTTAATTAATTCATATAAGAAATTTTTAGCCTGATTAAAACCATCTTGTCCTTGAGTTAATACTAATTCTTCAAGGTGGGTTAAATGTGTATTTGCTTTTGTTTCTGTTAGTATTTCATTTATTTGTTGTTTCCACCAATTTTTAGAAAATACGCTTTCTTTTTTCATTCGTTCCATTTTAATAGGTATTTCTCTTACTTTTGTAGCTCCTGGAACTATTATAATGCCTGAATTATTATTAGCTATTATTTCTACTCCATTATCTCCAATTAATTTAAGTTGATCATATGCAAGATTATCCATATCTATCTTATTACTGTTTATATCAATAAAAGGTCTATCTTTATAAGGGGAATTTATTTTATAACCCATTTGTTGGATTGATTCTTTTTTAGCCATTTTAGTAGCAGTAGCTATTTTAACTGATTTCCAATTTTTACCATAACGTTTTTTAAATTCTTTATCAGGTAAACTTTGAGCTATTCTTTCTTCTTTGTCTGAAAGATCTCTTTCTAATGATAATTGTGGATTAGATGTTTGAAAGTCTGGTTTTCTCATTACTGTTTTAGCTATTGCCTTATTAGCTAATTTCATAAAAGGGATATTAATGTTTGTTCTATCGTCTGTTACTACTAATTCTTTATATTGTCTTAAAAATTCTATAAATTCTTTTTTTCTTTTAGATAATCGTTTAAAGAATCCTATTAATTCTGCTCCCGATATTTCTTTTTTATTACGAGGGTCATTTAATCTGTCAAAGAAATGATCTGATGTTAAATCTACATCAACTGGGTCTAATTTTTTATCAGCAAAATCTTCTACAGCGTCTACATCTGATGCTGACATTTTTTCATATAATTTTCTTGTTAAAGTACCCTTTATATATTTAGGTACTTCCATATATTGGTCTCCTTGTTTAGCTGTGTCTTTTTTTAAACGTTTAAGATTTTTAGCATGTTTAGCTTTTTCTTGGTTATTCATCATACCCATCATTTCATCAAGGGCTTTTACTTCATAAGGTATGTTTTTTTCTTTTAGAGCATTTTCCCAATTTTCATCGGAATAAGGTAATACTACTTTAATTATATATCTAGCTAAATCTGTGATATCATTTTTAATTACTTCTTCCATTTCATCATACTGACTTATAGGCTCATAATCGGGATCATCTGAGGTATCTTTAAATGGAGTTATTTTATATTTAGTACGTAATTTATCTTTATCAAAAACAAAATAAGGTTGATCTCCTAACCATTGTGTAGTATGTGAATCTAAACTACGAGTTAAACTTACAGGACCCTTTAATACATTATCACCTAAAACTTGTGATAATTGTTGTGTAAAATGATATAAAACACCAAATTGAGGGCCTTCATTCATTTCTCTTACTGCCGCTGGATCTTCTACTTTTAATCTTATGTCTGGATATTTATCTTTTAAACCTGCTACTGCTACTCTGTTTTCCTCTGAATCATCAATAAAATAAATTGTTTTATATCCTTTATTTATATGTTTTTCAATCCAGTTAGCTTTATCTTGACCCGTTACTTTACCATCTACTTGTAATCCTAAAGGTACAACATAAGCAGCTAATCCTAATTCTTCTCTCATATATCGAGTAACTGGATGTCCTATAGAACGAGCTGTTAATATGGTTGTTTTTATGTCTGGTCTGCTTAATGAATTTTTTAGTTTATTTACAACTTTACTATTTACAATAGCATCATCTATTTGTTTTTCAAATTCAGAAAAATCGTATTCTATTTCTAAGCTACCTAATCTTGTTTCTAATTCTTTACTTTCTTCTGGGAAATTAGCAGCTGGGATTAATATTACTTTATTGTAATCTCCACTTGGACTAGTTATAGTTGTTTTAATATTAGCATTTACTTGGGCTATTGTGTCATCAAAATCATAAACATGTAGAACTTTACCAGTTTCAAATTGAGCATCTTCTTTTACTGATTCTTCCCAACTAACAGGAGCTGTTTGTCTATTATGTATTTGGGTTTTTGTTCTAGGTATATCTTTTTTTCCTCTATATCCAGCTTTATATTCACTACTTCTCATATAATCTAAAACTTTATCTTCTGGATTATAAAAATCTTCATTTAACACAAGGGATGTAAATGTTGCGAATAAATTTAAGTTTTTTCCAGCTGAGGCAGGATCTGGTTCTATAAAAAATTTTCTTCCTACAACATTATTTCTATCTTCTAATCCATTAATTTTTATAGTTTTATTTTTAGAAGATTTTAAATCATTATCATCTGTTGAGATTAAAACTCCCTCAAAAATATCTCCCGTAACATCTTTAAGAAAATCTGGAATATTTTTAGCAGTATTAGGGTTTGCAAAAGGTTTATTTTTACCACTTGTTTTTGGATCTTCTTTTTCTGTGTCTTTATCTACTATTTTTATATCTGAAGCTTGGACATAATTTCCTTTATGTTTTACGTCTTTTAATTTTAAAAATTTTTCGCTTTTTGATAATCCATTTTCTCTTTTATATTTAATAGTAATATATTTTGAATCTGTGATATTTTCATTTACATTAGCTAAATATCCTGTTGTTACTATACTCCAAGCTTGTTCTTTTTGTTCGTCTGATAAATGTTCAGGTAAAGAATATTGAAATAAAGCTTTATCATTCATTTTAATAAAACCCCTCATTTCTGTTCCTGATACTCCTCCTGCTTGTGGTGGTACTACTACTGGTTTATATTTAATGTTTCTAGGTTCTGCAAATTTACCTATATTTGCATAACGTTTATTTGTTTTATCTTTATCACCTATTCCTAAAAAAACTTCAGATTCCTCTTCTTCAGTTCCTTCTGGTGCTTCTTTTTCTACGAAATCATAAACATCTCTTACTGGAGAAATTCCTGCTGATCTAACTTCTAATCCTGAATCATTTTGTGTGTAAAGTTTCCATAATTTAAGAGACATTTCTTGTGTGATACCATCTCTTTCTTTAGGACCTACAAAAATTATAGTAGTGTCTGCATCTGTATTAGCTGATAACCATTTTGCCATATTATAATGGCCTGCATGTGGTGGTTTAAACCCACCAGGTAAAAGTGCGATTTTTGACATTAATTGTACAGTTTGTTATAAATATAAACCTTTAAGACAAGGCTAGCCTCTTCTTCATCA